AAAGGCAGATGCCCGCTCCCTGATCACCCGGTCACAGCCGGCATCCATGAGCTGCTGCACCTGGGATTCAATGCTCAGGTCTTGGTCGGCCTGCTCAGTCGAGACCCTGGCAAAGCCGACGATCATGAGTCCACCGCACCGCGAACGGGGCAGCGTACTTTGCGCAACCTCTCAACCGAGAAGTTCCCTTAACAACTCAGGCAGATCCCCTGTGGCGCAGGGAGTCTGCCTAGCACCCGGTCAGGATCAGCCCCGTCACCCACGTATCCGCACCCTCGGCCCGCAGCGCCTGCCGCACCTCGTCCACGTCATCGCGGTGGATCTTGCGGCAGCTTGCCCCGGCCCGTGTCCACCACCAGACCGTGACCAGCTGCTCACGAGCCTCTGCCACGTCCATGCGCCCCCTGCCGTCGCCACAGGTTGCCGGAAACCTATGGAACAGGCGGCGGGTGGATGGCCAGGGGCGGGGCACGACGGCAACCACGGGACGCCCGTGGGCGGTTCTCCAGCACCGGGGCCACGGCACGCGGCGGGCGGATCAAGAAAGCCTCAGGCAAGCGGGCCACGGTGACGGCCAAGGCCAAGGGGCAGGCCCCTGCGGGCACCATCGGCCGGCGGCCGGGAAAACCGTCAAAACCGTCAGCCAACGGCATCAGGCCCACCGGCACCCTCCCGCGGCCTCAGCCCAGCAACTCGGTCAAGCCCACCGGCCGCCGCGCACCGCGCAACAACGTCCGCCCCTACAGGCCCGCCACCGCTGACGGCAAAATCGGCCAGATCGATCGGCAGATTGATTCCACCATGAAGGGCATGGTGGACGAGATGAAGGGCATCCGCGATCGGGCCAAGAAGGCCAAGCCCGAGATTGACAAGATGTCCCGGTGGATGGAGCGCACCAACGCTCGCGCCATCGCTGATCGTGGCAAGAAGGGCATCAACGGGGAGATCGCCCGGATTGAGATCGGCACCGTTGGCACTGGCCCTGGCATGAAGGCAATCCGCCGCCGGGCAGAGCGTGCCTCACAGGCCGCCGCACGTGGCAGCAAGCCCGCCCGCCGCGCCCAGGAGATCTACGCCAGCCAGATGGCGTTTACCGGCAAGGGCAAGCCCAAGCCCGGCAAGAACAACCTCCGGCCGGGCCCACGCAACAAGCAAGGCCCGCCGAAACGCACCCGCAAACCACGCAAGCCCCGCAAATGATCGTCGAAGCTCCGACCATCGAAGTGGTCAACCAGGGCGGTGAACCCGTCTGGCGCGTCAGTGGCCTCGGCATGAGCGTTACAGACCGCTGCGGTGCCCGTGCGCAGGAGCTGTGGCACCAGATGGCCGTGGCGCGGGGCTACAGCGGGCCGGAGCCGGACAGGGCAGCCTGAGCTTCCAGCTCTGCAATCCTGCGCACGGCGCCGCGGATAATGGCGTCCTGATGGATCGTGAGCCGCCAGAGCTTCATGGCCATTGTGAGCACGTCAGCCGCGCTGCCGGCCTGCAGGGCACGCTTCCCGCGCTCCAGTTCCAACTCAGCCTCAAGGCCGATGGTGGGGCACATCCAGCTGCCCCAATGAGGCGAGGAATCGGCGGACATGGGCGCGGTGCGGTTTCCTCAGGTTGCCTTTGGCGTCGGGCAGGAGCCAAGTCCGAAATCCACGAACAGATCACGGGGGTCAGAGTCCCGCAGCCACCCGATCAGTGTTTGCAGGTCACCGATGGACCGCATCCCCACGCAGCCGGCCGTACCGGGGCTGCTGCCCGCGTTGGCGTCGTAGTGGATCTCGATGGCACTGCGCTGCGTCGTGCCCGGCTCCAGATACCGCAGGGGGATGCTGGCAGGCCCCAGCCCCACGCCCCAGCTGGCCGCGTAGTTGTCCTTGCCCCCGGCCCACGCAATGTCGCTGATGCCATAGCGGCCCTCAGGCAGCGGCTCCAGGCTCCCGGCTTTGGAGTCAACGCCCTTGCGGAACACCTGCGCTCGAGGGCTGCCGGAGACGGCCAGCAGCTCACCCACGACGGCACCGGCCTTGACGTACTGCAGCTTGAGCAGCTCCAAGCCCCTGCCGTCCTTCCTGCCGGATCTGGTGAGCCTCAGGTGCGGCTTGCTGGTGGGCGGCGCCACGGTGGCAGGTGCCGCGCCAAGGAACAGAGCCACCTCTGCAGCCCTGCGCCGCTTGAGGCCTTCCAGCACCTTCCCGCCGTCACCTTTGTTCCACCGGGGCAGTTCCTCAGCGATCACCGTGGCCGGCGGCTCCTTGGCCAGCAGCCGCTTGCGCAGGGTGGAATCCTCCACCGCCCCAAGTCCCACATTGAAGGCCCACGACACCAATGCCGCCTGCTGGTCTGGCTTCCACATCTTGGCCATCGGCAACAGCGCGAACATGCCGGGAGCAAACAGATGCTCCACCTGATTGACTAGCAGCTCCTCAGCAAACTCGGCGGTGATCTTGTCGCCCATCCGCACGGGCTTGTCAATCATGCGGGTCGCGCCATAGCCGATGGTGGGCACCCCTGCAGGGCAGCGGTAGGCCTCTAGGCGCAGGCCCTCAAACTCTTTGATGATCTTCAGCGCGGGCTTCAGCCAGGCCGGCTCCGGGGCTGCAGCAGGGCTTCCCTCTGCCCTCCACGCCTCGGTGAACAGGCCCCGCTGTTCATCCGTCAACGCCTGATCCAGCGCCGACAAAGCAGCCAGCTGGTGGGGCGTGAGTTTCCCCCGCTTGGCAGCCTCTTCCGCTGCCCCGCGCACCGTTGCGAACGTCATCAGCGGCGACGGCGATCGAAGGGAACAGCAGCGGCCACGGGGTTGAACAGGCGGGCCACGGCCTCGATCTGCCCCATCGTTGCCGGCTTGCCCACGGCATCAGCGATGGCAGAGGCAATCAGGCCCTCCACGATGACGGGCGGGACGTTGTTGCGCAGCACCATCGGCAACTCCTGATCCAGCCGGCCGAACACCTGGGGCAACACGGCCTGCAAGGCGCGATCTACGGCCAGTTCTGCCAGACGGGTGGCCAGACGGCCGATCAGGGGGCGCAATCTCACGGTGGAGCCTGCAGCGGTCCCCCTAGGTTTCCCTGCCCAGGAACCGCCCATCAGGCCCTCTCTTCGGGCCACGCTCCTGCCGCCGCTTGTGCCCCGACAGATAGGCAGCCACGGGCGACTGTGCCAGCAGCCCGCCGATCCCCAGCCCCGAGGCCCTCAGGTCTGCCTGCATGTTGTCCCATGCCGGCTGGCACTGATCTGGCCCGCTTGCCCGCATCTCGCACAACCCAACCCGCACCGCACCGCTCACCGCCAGCGACACCGCAGCGCCGACGATCATGATGCCAATGGGGGTAAACCCTCGGAACGTGGGGGAGACGCTGATCATTGCTTTCGACCCATCTCTTGCCGCGTCATCCGCACCTCTAGGTCCTGCAGCTCGGCCTTGAACTCCCGCATCTCGCTCTGGAACGCTTCCTGGTTGATCAGCACCCTGTCCAGCCGGATCGGCACCTGCACGGCCAGGTAGCCGATGCCGCCAACGCCGCAGATGATCAGCCAGCTGACCACGTGCCGACGCACTTCATCCCAGAAGGGGTCAGGCGTCCCGTTCACAAGAACCTCCATAGCGTGTGCCCATTCGCTGGACATCCTTGGGCATTCATGGCCGGCGATGGTCACAGCGGGACTTAATAAAGGTTGCCGATTCTGAGAGGCTATGGGTATAGCCCTCACTCGCGGTAGGTTGCCTAGGGATTCAACTGCGCCAGGAAGTTTTCTGGCAGATCGCAACTGGTGCCCAGATCCACCACATGCGCGGCCAGCGTTGGTGTTGCCAACCCCGACGCCAGCGCCGTAGACCATGCCGCCAAGAACGTCTTGGGGTCGCCCTGTGCCGCCTGGCCTAGGCCCACTCCAAGCATCAAGTGCAGCACTGGGGCGGCAGAGGCGGCGGTGGCCACCATGGCATTAACGGCAGCGTCTGCCGCCAGCAGTTCGCCGAAGTGGCCCCATTGGGGCACCGGCTCGGGCGGGCCGGGGTCTACCTGCAGGCTGGCGAGGTAGGCAGCCAGCGCACCAACATAGGGCTGCAACATGGCATCACTTTCCAGCGGCTCATTGGGCGGCTTGGGGGTGCCGGCGTACTCGATCCAACCGCTGCTGCCGTCCCACTGGATGGCATGAATAGCGACATCGCTGAACGGCCACTCGGGTAGCCTGGCGCTGTCTGCATCGCAGCGGATCCAGCGGTCGGCAGGGATGACGGTGATTTGCATGGCTCAGTCGGCGGGGAGGGTAAGCGTCTGACGCGGGGCCGCTAGCAGCGCAGCAGCTTTGATGGCTTCATTGCGGAAGCTCTCCACGGCGGCGCCGGTCTGGCGTTGCTGCTGGCTGTTTTCAATTAGCAGCACCGGCAACCACGTCACGGCACACCCCCACTCGTCTACTTCTTTGCCGGTGTTGGGGTTGGTACCGCGCACTTGGGTGAACCATGAGCACTCCAGGCCCTTGCAGTCGGCCTGGATTAGGGGGCAGAAGGAACCAGGCTTGATCTGCATTAGTTCTTGGTGGCAAGGATCACATCGACGTACTGCACGGCAAAGTCCATGGCGGTGCCGGTGAAAGTGTGATCGTGGGAACCGCCGCCGCCTGTGTCTTGGGTGTTGACACTGGCGGTCAGAGGCGTGGCGTTTGAGCTAGTGGTAACGCTGTAGGTTACGACGCCACTTCCCGTTGAGTTTCTTTGCTGCGTGTGATTGTGCGCCGGGATCTGCGCGGATGTCAGCGTTGTTGCGCCTACGGTGCCGGCCGGTGTGCGCGATGCAAACACCGACGTAAAGGCCGTGGTGCCGCCTGAGCTGGCAGTGCCGCTGACAACGCGCAACGCCTTATCGTTGTGCGTGGTTGATTTTGTCCAGCCGGTAGGTGCTGCCGTCTGGGCAAACAGCATCACCGTGCCGGAAGGGAAACCGGCGCCCAACGCAGTGGCAACATCAGTATCAATGGAGTCCAGCGCACTGCGCAGACGCGTTACATCGTCTGACAGCGCATTGGCGATGTTTGGCTTCTGGTAGGCCCTGTTGGTGGTGGTGTCGTTGAT